ATCATCAAATGACTCTTATGAATACGACCCGCTCCGATTTCCCATTGTAGATGATGATCGCGAAATGTTAAGACACGACCTCCAAGAACTCTGTATTTCTCAAACACGGAGATCTTTGCTTTTGAATGTTTTTTTGCGAGTTCGCGAGCACAATAAAGGCCTGCGATTCCCCCGCCGACTATCGCATAGTCGAGAGCCATTCTCCTCCTATTACTTTAAAATAGACTTTAACCATTCTTGAACCGCCTCAGTGTTCGAGTTTGATAAGGTGCCTGCGAGTTGACCACGTTGAATGGCTACAAAGGTGGGAATCGAGCGAGCGCCACAGTATCCAAGGGTATAGCTATTTTCATCGACATCACATTTATAAAAAGTGACTTGAGGAAAGGCACCTACAATCGCAGGTAGATTTAGACGCTTACAAGCACCACACCAGCTCGCAGTAAAATAGACAACTGCGTAAGTGGGAATTTGTTTCAAGCGTTCATCTTGCTGTTTCAATAAAAGTGCTTCAAAGAACTCATGATCCGGAAGGGGGGTCATCTGAGGTTGTTGGAGGGATGTCATCTTCTTTATTTTCATCTACGGGTTTTTTAACTGCCCAAAAGCGCATCACACTGAGGCCAACCGCACCGATTAAAATAACCGCAACGGTTCCGAAGAAAATCATAGAAGAGCTTGAACTTGGCTGCGTAGAATCAGGTGCGTCTTCGAAGAGATCAAATATATCTGGCAGTCCACCACCAACGAACGATTTACCGCGCGCGGGTTTTAGAGCCAGCTCACCTGGTGTAGCCGGCCGAGGCCCGTCTTTATTGAAAGCAGTGCCTGTTGGCTGAGAAAAGGCGGGAATAGGTTTTTGAGGTTTTAGAGCCAGCTCACCTGGTGTAGCCGGTCGAGGCCCGGCACTATTAAAAGTAGTGCCAGTTGGTACAGGCACCGTAGGAGCAACAGGCACAGTAGGAGCAAGAGGAGTACGAGGAGTGGGAGGCGCAGATAGACTTGATCCTGCACTTGCCGCCGCCGTAGGTAGAGCCGCAGCCGCACTTGCGGCTTTCACAGCAGGAACTACAGTTTTCTCAACCTGACATTTTGCGATACCAAGCATTTGCATAATGGGATTTAATATCGCACCAATAGGACCTAATATAAGAGGTATAAATCCTTCATTACTTTTCTTTTCATCATAGGCCTTCGGTTCCATTACATTTCCAGCGGCACCTGTTTCATCTAAACCAAAAAGGGTAGCAGGAAAGAAACGGGGGGTTCCTTCAAAGAAAATAGCCTTTGTATCATAAAATATCTTGATAAATGACCATAAACACCAGACAAGAGAAAATACGGCTAATATACCTGAAATCGTAAAGAGTAACATGGCGGTTCCACCCCAAAAATCACCCGCTACAAAGTTAGCAAATCCAAATGGAATCATAATGAGCGCACAGTAGAGCATAAAAAAGAGAGGATTTGGTCTCTTATCTTCTTCAGGAGCTGTATCACCTTCTTTATAAAAGATTCCAGCACCAAGACCCGTATACCCGTAAAATGGTAGCTTCAATCCATATTTTTCAACATCCTTCCATTCAGCAAAATATTGAACAATATCATGAATCCACCAAAATCCAAAGCCAAGTATATTTACGAAAAACTTTGCAAATGCTGTTCTAGGAGATCGAAGAAGTAAATGATCAAATCCAAAAAATCCTAAAAGGATCGTCATAAATCCATAAAGAAATGGAGATATTTGAGGTCCGCCCCATGTGGACCCGGCTGTATGTTTAAAAGAACCGAAGGTGTCCATCACTACTCAGTGTGTGTCTTTGTAGTCGGGCAAACAATCCGCTGGAGGTGTAAATCCACTGTTTCGGAGACGCATTACAAAATCGTGCGGAAAACATGGATTTTGAAAGAAGTATTTTAGAGTAAATCGGGGACCCATTTCGATACTCACTGGACCACTTGTCATTCTGAATCCGAACCGATCAAAACGGAGAAACGCAACTCGGCCATTCGGTTGTAGAAAGAGTACAAAATTCCATGCGGCAAAACCATTCTTCCACAGAGTGATCCAAAGAAAAGTAAGCTCATGACATAAAGTTTCATATAACTCTTCTGTCATAGCAGGGGTTTCATTGGGATTTCCCAAATAAATCGGCATTGACATATCGGTTTCATCAATCGTATAATCATTTATATTCATGCCTCGTATGACAGGAATATAAAGAACTGTATATTGTTCATCTGCGAGAATAAGTCGGCATAAACTATGAATGCGTGTTTGGGTAAGAATATCGTGTCCGCCATAACTTTCAAGTGTAGTTGTTGGCGTTTGATCATCCATTATACATAAACTAAAATAGTTTACTCTTCTCAAATTTATATTGTGAATAAAACACCGCCGAAGCCATCCACTACACGAAGTACATTATGATTTTTTGCATAGACACGGATAGTACAGTTTTCACGTGTCGCAGTAGGAGGTGTTCCTGTGAGAGGTCCTGCTGACTGATTTGGAATGATTTGTAGGACAATCGTATCAATACGACTCGCATTCATACTTCCACTTGGCTGAAGTTCTTCAGGACGAAGAGCAAAACTATAACAATAAATAAAGTTATCATCGGGAATAACGGTGTGTCGTTGCCATGGTTGAACAAGCCGAAAATACGGAGCATCTCTTGATTGAAAGCGATCAAATCCATCCAGTTGAAGCACAGCACTTGTTAGAAGATCCGTACGTGTATACGCAGGTTCAAGTACACTTTGACTACTAAAGTTAAACCATTCATGGTTGCTCACAGCAGATTGAGTTTGCATGACCCAGATAAACTCACGAATCGGGTGATTAAACTCAATCGGTACAGGAATATTTGTTGAGCTCGCAGGAACAGCAATCTGTGATGTATATTGAATCTGCTCAATAAGATACTCATGAGCTGTACTTACAAAACGACGACGCTCTTCAACATCTAAATAAACATAATCCCCCCAAAGTGTAACATCTGTTATACTTTCTGTTTTCACCGTTGTATCTGTACATTTTTCATTATTGTATGAAATCGGCCAGAACATTTCTTGAAGGGGCCTGAAGGTTATGTTAATCCGGACAGGGTGATATTGAAGTGCGAGCAGTGGAAGGTAGAGCCCGGGGTTCTTACAAAACCAGAACTGAAGAGGTACATAAAGTGTGAGAGGACCTTTAAGACTTATTGGCTGTTGATAGCCATCAACCTTTCCAATCATTTGATAAAATCCTTGTTTCTGTGATTCAGTTGTTGTAAGGATTGACCATATTTCCATCCATTCACCTGTTTGACGATCAATCTCTTGTTCACCGATTGTTATTGTGATTTCCTTAATGAGTGCATGACCAACTGAGTTTACATATGGAGTATCAGCATTTGTAGTGGATAAACTTAGAGGAGGTAATGAAACTTCAAGAATACATGGTCCAAGTAAATCACCACTTCGGGGTACAAGCCAGCTGACTTTCTTTCCAAAATCAGGTTTATTATCGGAATACATTTCGACTGATTCAACTGCAAAGTTTGTATGACGTCGATACACGAACTTAAACCATGTAATCTGAGGATTTCCTGTCAAGAATACATCTTGTTTACCCTGTGCGACAAGTTGTAGGAGTCCACCGTTGCCTGTCATCCTGCGGCGCTTCTGAATGATAGAGCGATTCTTATCAGAATATAGTAGCGCGAGAATGGACCCTCGGTTTTATGCTAAAAAAGGATATGACACAGATTTACTTATTCTCCGGTCATTATTTGCCTTGAATCCGACAACAAATCTACCGATTTCAACAAACTTTCTATTAACAACCGATGGTGCAGGACAACTTCTATGGGATCGTGCTTCGGTTGTGATTAGTACACTTACAAATAAGGGTATTTCTACGATTGGACTTAGTACGGGTATAGTAACCGCCTCTACTGTATTCTTAATGGATACACAGATTCCTGGAAGGCCTCATAGCCTTACTGTAAATAATGGTGTACTTTATCTTGATGGAAATTCAGCTGTTACAACAAATATACAAAATCAAATCGTATCCACCGTGATTGGATTAGGTACAATTGGCTACGTATCAACACCCGCACTTCTTAATCTTGTAAGTACGGCAAATCTAGTTGGACTTATTTCAACACCCAATCTTGCGAATCTTGTGTCAACAAGTTTCTTCAATGCTGCGATAGGAAGTACAATAAATGGTCTTGGTAATAGTGGATATATATCGAGTCAGCAACTGATTAGTACAACAGGGGGTGTAACTAACCAACTCTTTAGTACTTCATTAGGATTATATACATTTGCTGCGCAGGCTACAATTACACAGGGTATTCTTACATCAACTACAGTCGGTCTCGGTTCAATTGGGTATGTATCATCGCCTGCCTTAGTAAATCTTATCTCGACAGCAAATGTTCTGAATATGGTATCCACGTCATATTTTGAAAGTAAACTCATATCAACTGTCGAGGGACTTGGTTCAGCAGGATACGTCTCTTCATCACAACTTATAAGTACAACAAAGTCATTATTAAATAGTTTATATATTGTAAATGCTGGAAATATATATATAAATGGTCAAGGGGTTACTTTATCGATTAGTACATCACAGAATATAATCTATTTAAGTTCCATTTTAATGTCATCCATCACCTACAGTGGAACGAATGGTTCAATCCTAGGGACCGGTGCTACAACTCCCAATAACTATTTAACATTTACCAGTGCAAATCTGCCTCTTGACCAAATGTCATCCTATATCACTGCTAACTCACGTGTAACGATTGATGCGTATCCATCCTATCTTTTCAATAGTCTTGGTTTGGCTACAGGTGGTGTAGGTCTCTACATGTCAACATTTATTAAAGGTGTTGGAGCTAACTATCTAAGTAGTCAGATGTCACAAAGTCGCTTTTATGTAAGTAATACAAGTCCGAACTCAAATGAGTTTAATCAACCTATACGATTTTCAGTTCCTGGATCTGTTGTTCAGGGATTTTATGGAAATGCGCCCTTCACATTAGGCCATTATATTCCTAATGCGATTTCATATCTAACAGCTCAAGGATTTACAAGTTCAAATGTAAATATATTTTATTCTTCAACAAACTCGTTATTTTTCTCCATACAAAACTTGGCATAAAAATAGAGAAGGTAGATGTCGAGG